GCAACAAAGTTAACTGTCAGGTCCAGTGAAGGGGCATCTGATTGGCCTTGAATCTGTTGACTCTGTTTCTGGCCATACACAGGAACTTTGACAATGTTCGGGGGAGTACCCATTGAAGGGAACGTACGAACGTTCTTGATACGGGTAAGCTCTGCAGCTGTGTCAAACAGAGCATCAAACTCAGCTTGCAGGGTGTAGGCGGAAATCGTCGGAGTGACGGTAGCTGTGGCAACGCTCAGGTCTGAGAAAAGGCCCGCGCCGATAGAAGTAATGTGGGACATTAGTTAGCTCCAAAATATGAAAAGGGAATTGAATAAATTGCTCTAAACAGATTCGTGTTGTCTCTGTCGTGGCCGAAGGGCGTGAGCGTACTTGTGGTCAGCTGCAGTGAGTTGACAGTGGTACCTGCTAGGTACTTATCCAAAGTATCTGCAATCTCATAAATTCGTGCAGTACCTTTTCCTGTTGACACAAAGATGTCAATGGAAATGATTCCTGCCACATTATCAAGAGCACCGTAGTTTTGTTCGTTGCTACTTGTAATAATTGAGATGCGAATGTATGAGTCTTCAGTAATGACACTTGTGAAGTTAAGAGGGATTGTTTTGATATCCTCGTTATTCCATGCATCAGTTCCAAAGATTGAGTAGATACTGTTTTGAACTTGAGTATACTTTGACATACTATCCGTTCCTTACGATCGTGACCGTAGTTACATAGCTGTCATCAGAGAATGAAGAGATATTCCACACAATCCCATCAATTGTCAGAGCATCATACTCTGTCAGATTGGACACATCCTCAGACTTCAAAAGTATTGTACTTACAATGGCCGAGCCTTCCTGGTATTTTGTAATAGGAGTTCGTCTCTTGTCATTTACAATACCCTTGAGAGTACTGGATGTCTTTGATGTGGTAATAGATTCTACTTCATTGAAGTCAAATTCAAGTGGCTTGGAGGCAACCAGTTTAACATCCACTGCAAGATCCCCGACAAGCTTGAAGGCTTTACGAACATTCTTAATAATGGTATTGTTATAGCTCACTAGTTGTTCCTCCACCACATGCGAGTTCCACCATTCTTAAGCATTGGCTTAATGAGACTCTTCACATGCGTTGGGATGAGACTGGTGGAGATGATCCTGTCCAATCTCACTGAACCAATTGAAAGGTTAACGACTGATCCTGTGCTGTCTTGTATACCATCATTGTTAAGAAGATGATATGCCAACTCAAGTGTTGCTGTGACCACTCGCAAAGGAGTGATGGATCCAAACACAGTTGAGTACCCCAAGCGAGGATCAAAGTATGACCCCACGCGAGGAAATGCCATTGGCTGTGCTTCATCTGCAATGACACCACTCCAAGTCTGCTCATCCAGAATTTGGGATGCACTTACAAGAGCCTGAGCTTTTGTAGTTTCATCGGCATCTGTCCAAGCAGCCACGTCAAGCTTTTCAGTGAAATAAGCATCAGCCTCTGCCACTGTTGCAAAGCTGTTGGTGTCTTTAATGAGGGCCATTGCAGATCACCTTAGCTGTGGAAGACCGGCAGGATACCCAGCTGGAGAGCTGAGTTGGCCTTGCGAGCCCAAGCACCGCGAGTACCTGCACCCACGTTGGCAACAGGCATTGCTTCATAGTCTGTGTTTGCAGCAAAAGCAGTCTGTGAACCAACCCAGTCGTAGCCACTTGGATGCAGCACATAGCCCCAACGATACCAAATGTCAGTCGTACCACCACCCTGATAAGCACTAGGATTACGGAACATTTCGACAGGTGAAGGAACACTCAGATTTGCCATGGCAATTGAGCCAGGAGCAACAAGGAATGAGGTCTTGGTGCCGACGATATCAACACCTGCACCTGCATTCAGGAAGGCCAGTTGACCTGAGGTAATGCCTTGAGTTGCACGAGTCTGGATGAGACGGAACTTACCACCGAATAGGGTTGCAAATTCAATTGAACCATCAACAATACGATCTTCGTCCACCAGATTGGCAGAGCGCAGTGAAGCAAACACTTCCGGTGAAGTCACCAGATACATGTAGTCAGGCTCATAATCCTTGAAGCCCTTACCGACAGCTTGCAGGAAAGACTCAGCACGCGCAGCACCCTGAACAGCAGTCGTGGCAGCAATCACAGGGGCCGAGGTACCCAGATCCACATAGAAGCCATACTTCTGATCTGTAGGATCATTGGCAAAGGTCTGACCACCAAGGCCAGTTGCGCCGGAACCTGTGGCTGCACCATTCAGGGCTTCCTGAACCATCACCCCACGGAGAACTGACAGAATTGCATTGTGCTCATCTTGTGCCTTGGTTTCACCGAAGTCGCGACCGACCTTAGCAAGACCGTCTTGTTGTGACACGACTTCTTGCATGTTAACTTTGCGAGCACCGTGGGTACGCACAGACTTGATGTAAGTGCTGTAGTCTGAGGTAAAGTCGGTCGTGGTACCTGCAGTAGAATCAGTCAGCGAGGCGACATTGATCACAGGGTTGAGAGGCTTCATCCAGCGCATTTGACCAATGAAAGTCTCAGTACTGGGATCAATGCGAGCATCGGAACCAACCAAAGCGGTGCCGGAAAGCTTCTTTGCATTGGTGTAAGCCTCATCGCTGTAAGCGGAGAGGGCTGCTTGGAGGGCGTATTGCGTTGCGCCCGAAATAGCCATTGTAGTCATTTAATATTCCTTAGAAGGGTTGACCACCGTTTCCGAATTTACCTTCAGTAGCCATTTTCAGGACTTCTGCTTGTGTCATTCCGAACAATGATTTCTTTGTTACATCTGTGCCGGTACCTGCAACATTGTTGGTAGGTGTACCTGCGCCCGTATTAGCTTTTGCTTTGAACAAGAAGGATTTGTTCTCATCCTTGGCATACTGCTCGACAAAAGCAGCGACGGAAACACCTGAGCTGTGGACCCATACACCGTTTACTTGTGTAAGTTGTCCTGCAATCTCATTGTATGCCATCTGGTTGGCTGTTGCATTCCTGAATTCAAGAGTTTTCAAGAGGTCTTTAACTTCCACATCACGAGTAAGTTCAGTATTCTTCTTTGCAAGATTATCTTTTTCTTCACGAAGCTCAGCCAACTTCAATTTATAGATCTCCTCATGTTTACCTTGTTCTTCCAATAACTTCAACTCAGCGGCCCTCTCTGCAGCCTTCTTGGCGTCTTCAAGATCTTTAAGTTTCTTGAGAGCCTCATCTCTGTCAGCATAGGATTTATCGAGATTACCTTTGATCTTTGCAAGCTGTTCGTCCACTTGGGCAGCTACAAGATCGGCAATACGCTTAGTTTCAGCTTCGGCAGCTGCGGCAATTTGTTCAGGAGTTGGTTCCATTTGTCATCTTTCTCGGGCACAGCCCATTTTATAGCAATGTGTTACTGAGTACAACTCAGGTTTATTAAGGTCCGATACCATACCAGCCCTTGTTAGATCTGAATCCAACAGGAATTGGGGTCATGATATCTTCTTTGGTTAGAATATCTTTTTTCGTAATGACTCTTCCACCAACGACACTTCGACCCTCCACAGGAATAAGTCCAATATCCTTAGCTTCGTTCAAATACTGAAAGTACAGTTTCCAAGACAATCCTCTACTTCTCATCTCTTTCAGAGTAGCTTCAATAGGAGTGGTTTCCACCAAATCCCCGTAGATACCCCGAAGGGCACCTTTCGCATTCAGCATGTCTGAAATGTTTGTGAAGAAAGCATCATGAATTGTGCCTGTATTAATGTCATTTGCTCGTCCCCATATGTGGAACTTACGAACAATCACGGCATCATTAGAATGATTACCATTGACAGCAAATGCTGTTGTTGCCTTTTGAGTATCTGCAATGTCATGGATCTTTCCGTCTTTATCCAACACTTGATCAAGAAATGAAGGATCTGTCTTCTGAGCAGCCTGAATGAAGTTTGTGACCCATTCACCATCTTTGGTTTTGTATACCAAACGCTCTTCAAAGGACAGTGGGAAGTGTTGCTCAATGGTTTTACCATCAAATGTTTTCCATGGGATGTCGAGATTCCCTGTAGTTTCTGAATACTCCCTTGCAAGTCTACCGAAATACTTTGTGAAGTCTTTCAGGATTGGCACTTGTATTGCCAGTTCCTCTGACATGATTTTGGCAATGTCACTGAAGTCTTGGGGGGTAACAATGTTGACATAATTATTAGTTAACTTCTCAACAAACTCTTTGGTCTTTGGATCCAAGAAGTACAGTTGGCGCATGATTTCTAAACCGGGGTCTTCCCCTTTATTGAAGACATCCCTGACGTCTGCCTGCAGAGCTTTGAGCTCGTTGAACATTTCAGGGTCATACTTGCGATAACGTTCAGCTCTTGCTGCAATTTCATTTAATACAAGGTCACGTTGTTTTGCAGTGACTACAAGGGTATCAGTGTCTTTTCCCAGGACACCTGCCAGCTTTCTTTCCACATTTAAGATGCCGGTCTTTTGTCCAGCGCCATAAAATGTGACCATATTTTGAGCCTTCGCAGCTTTACGCAGGTCTTTCTCAGTGAGTCCGAGCTTCTTGTTCAGTTCCCTGAATCTGGGATCTTGAAAAGTTGCCGCAGCGATCTCGTCATAGAGTCGTTGCTTTTGGTCAGTTGGTACTACATTTGAAAGTTCTGCAAGCTGTCTATTCTTTGTTGTCAGGGCAATGATTTGAGCACCTGAAGAGGAAGCATCCTGCTCCAATGCAAGGTCTGTGAGGTACTCATTCAATCGAGACAAGTTACCGTAATTACCTTTCAGGAACGTGTCAATGCGATATGTTTCCAGGGATAACCTGAGAACTTTCCCTTGCTCTTCACCGTCAATATGTGATAAGAAAGTATTCTCTAATACCTTTCGGATATCATTTGGTTTGGCACTTGTGATGTAACTACCTAACTCAATCATATCCTTACGCCACTTCAAGGCAACCTGTTGTCTTCCAATTTGTGATAGGCCATTATAGTCACCTTCCAAATGATCAGAGAGGCCACTCAATGTCGCACCAATGGTATCTTGAAGGTTTTCAAAGCCATCTTGACCAAGAGCCTTGGATTCTTTTGTACTCAGGAATGGTCGGAATGTCTCACCACTTTGAGGGCCAATCATGCCGCGCTCATAGAGTCTTGCACGAGAATCAAGATATGGATGGTTTGAAAAAGACTTTTCAGTTGTCCTTAACCACTTCATTGCCTTGAATCTTTCATAGGCGTCTCCACGACCAATGATGTGTTCTCTGTAATGGTTCAGGTCATTGTAGTATTGAGCCTTACCCTTGTCATCTTGAAAGTTTAAAAGCTTCTCAATGAAGTCATGGAATGTGGGCTCAATCTTGTACTCTGCTTGTGCAGCCCAATTAAGTGCTTGCTCCATTTTGCGATCCACAATATCTGTGGGAAAGTCAGGGAAGGAATCATGAGAGGTAATTGGAATACGAGTATCCCTGTAAAACCTGTCAAAGTAAGTCTTGTAACCCTTTCGGATCATCAATCGGTTCTTACCTGTGGTGACCCCTAAACGCTGCCCCACATCAACCTTGCGAACAAGCTTCGAGTACTCAATGATTCTGGGATCAACTATCTGAAGGTAAATGGAGTAGGTATCATAATAAGGGCCAATGTAATGGTTTCCCAATCGGCTCTTCAGTCTTCTTTTCTGAACTCCGAAGGTTGCTTGTTTGAAAAACCCTTTTGACTCTGCTTTATTAAGAAGCTTGAGTCCGAGGTTGTACCAATCTCTCCTTTGGCCCCTGAAGTTTGCGGAGTTATAGAGGTCTCTTCCAAGGGCCATTGCCATTTGATCCCGATCTGGGCCATCAGCAAGCGATAGTCTTCCTGCAAAGCGTTCATAAAACTTTGTGATCTCTTTCTCATCCAGTCGATTCCTTATGAGTAGTGGTATGTCAGTGTCCAAATGAAAGAATGGAATACCACCTCTCAGTTCTCTTCCAAGCTTGGGAATCATTTTATCTTCCCATGCATTTCTCTTGAATATGTTACTGATAAAGTTGTCATGCAATTCCTGCAATTGAACTTCACCTAATACAGGATCAAAATAGTTTTCTTGATTGAGTCTCTTAAGAAGGTTCTGATCACGCCTCAATTGAGTTTCCATGAAGTCTGAAATGTTCATGACATCAAACTTCATCTGACCATTGAGTACCGCCTTAAGGTTTACCCAAGGCTCAGGGTTTGAACGGGCTCTTGAAAAGGTCGCCCTGAGGTTGTCAACAATGACAGCCCTTTGATTCACACTCATTGACAAGTCAAGATCATCTGAGAATTTACGAATGAACTTCTTATCTCTTTCCAGTAGTTCTTCAGACAAGTCCATTAATCTGAGGCTATTATCCAGTGCTGCAGGAGATGGTTGAAAGAGTCTTGCATCCTCATACCTTCCGGTAATGGGATTGAACTTTAGGTTATCATCTGTAGGTGGCGAGGCAAGAACCCGAGTTTTCGTCGCTTTTTTCGAGCCAAGCGTGATGCCGCGGTAGTTCGTGGTGGACAACGTTCCGTCCAATTCACCTGCTTGAAGAAGATAATACTCTTTAAGTGCTTTCTGGATGCTTTCATTGTTCAGAATGTCATCGGGACGATTGGCACCAAGTTTAATGGTATCCAACTGTTCCTTTGCACGGGCAAACCTTGCAGTCTGTCCAGGTACGATTTCATTCGTATCTGACATGACCTTGAGTTGACCAATGGATATTGATCTACCTGAGTCATTTGTGAATTTGTCCAGAGTCAGCTGATTCGACTGGAATAGCTTCAACTTATCCAAGTCACCAATGTGCCTCAATTGTACAGCTTGGGATTGTCTCCTTAACCACTCGTCATAGGACTCTTTAAGAGGTCCAATACCATCATAATACGCTTTTTCTTTGGGAGTGAGCTTCTCCAAGTTCGTTTTCCGGATCTGTGCAACACCCTCCAGTGAAGCCAAGTCATCATACTTCTTGACTACTGGTATCGTAGTTGATCTGCAATACCAATGGAGGGGCGGTAGATGGGCGACATCACCAATTCTGAAGACTTTGCCATCATTATGTGCGCAGATAGGAGTAGTGCGACTGTCAAGGACAGCAATGAACTGATAACCCACAAGAGCTTTCTCATTGGCTTTGTATACCTCGTGATCTGCCTGAGACGATATTGAGGTCAATGCAGTTGTTACAAGACCGTGGGATTGATTCCGTGATATGTTGAATACATTTCCCTTACGTATGGCAAGGG